TTCATCAGTGCGTTGATATAACCGTATTAACGCGGCAGGGTCATCAGGTGTGCCGTTAATTGTAAAATCGCTATCAGGCACGTTTATAGAACCATCACGCTCTATTCTCTCTATCTTGCCACGCGCTCTACCGCCAGAAGAGTCCCACGATACCGAGTCACCTACTGATAGCGCATCTGGTGCAGCGCGTTCACCTTCATCTATTCTATCTAACATAGCATCTTTACTCCTTGCCCACGTTTGCCCTGCATCACCGCCCCACGCTGCCCACGCTACGCGGCCTTTTGATGGGTAGCCTTCTTCCCCTGCGCTAAACCCTTCAGCCTGCTTATCCACTTCATGCCTACTAAAAAAGCTGTGCATTCTGCGTACTGTCTCTGCCGACAATTCCTGACGGTTTACTAACTGACGCGCTCTGGCTACGGCTACAGCAGTGCCGCCCTGTTCGCCTTCTTCGCGCCACTTGAAAAACTTACGCGCTTCGGCTGCCATACCCTCTGTAGGCTTTAGGCTTATGTCTACGCCTTTATAGGTTGCCATCTTCGTCCTGTCCTACGTCTATGCTAGGCTGCGCTGGCAGTTTAGTGCCGTATGGCTGGAAAGCAGTATCTATGCCGTAACGGTCTGCTAATTCGCTCTCGCGGTTAATCTGTTCAAATACATCTTCTGTATCTTTACCGTATTGCGCGTGTATATCCTGCAAAGTAACAATGCCATTGTTCAGGGCGGTTACACTCGCATTTATTTCCTTTTGTGGGTCTACCCACGCAAATCCGCGCGGTCTGTAGATTACATTGTCTGCAAATAAATCATATTTGCCCATAGGCAGGTTTAGCTTGCCGACAGTGATAGCCATCTCTAGCCACGCGCGATATACAGGGTCAATAAACGCATCAATCATAAACTGCTGCATCATCTTGAAATGATCGCGATCTTCAATAGTACCCTGTCTAATAGATGAATAGCTGACGCCCTCTAGGTTGTTCGCCAGTGATACATAGCTAACGCCTAGCCCTGATGCGATGCCGCGCAAAATAGCTTTCTCAAAATCAGCAAAGTTATCTGTCGGCTGCGATGGGTCAAATGCTTTAAAATCCATACCCTGCGGCAACTGTGAGAAAGTGCCGGGCGAGGCATCCATAATCGGTGCGTGATTATCGTAATCATCGCCCACAAAACCGTCACCTTCGGGGCTAACAAAGAAACCCATCTTTGATGCGGCTACTCTAGCGTTTACTAGCGCAGCTTCTTCAAAACCGTCCAGCATCTTTAACCGCGACAAAGCGTTGCTCATCATCGGAACGCCTCTGGTCTGACCTGCGCGTTCCTGAATAAAGCAGTGAATAATCTGGTCGGCTGGCACTTGTATATGCCTGCGCTTATTGGTCGAGCCATAACTATGATCGTGGTGCGGATGATCCTCGAACATAAAATAACTAACTGGCTTGCCAGCTGTATCTATCTCAACGCCCATACGCACTTCGTTGCCGTTGCTTAAACGCTTGTTATATTCTTCGTCTAGATAGTCGGCTTCTAAAAACTGTAGGCTAAACCCGAATGGATTATCTGCTGGTCTGCGTATTTTCTTTATGATTACTTCGCCATCACGCGCTAGCGTTTCCATAAATAGACGCTGCGCCTGTATCCAGCTAAGACGCCCATCAACCGTACAAAATCCTGTACGTCCCCACGCCATAAAGTTTTGCTCGATAAGGCGGTTGCCTACTGTATCTAAACTGTTATCATCGTTGCGCTTGCGAACCTGTAACGATACGCCTGTTGCGCCTACGATGTTAGTGGTCATTATTTGTAGATATCGTTTTGCATAGGGATGATTTCGGCTAATCTCGCGGCATCTGTCGCGCAGTGTACGTAGATTTGGCCTAATTTCGCTATCAGCAGAGCGCGAAGAAGATATAAAATCGCTAAACAATCTGCCAATGTTTGCGCCTTGATAGTTGCGCTTTGCTGGCTTTGGCTTTGCCTTTAAGAAATCCATCACGCCCATATCTAAAACCTCACCAGAACTGTTGCGCCTGTTGCCTCGCCATTCTTAGCGCGTTCTAGCTGCAACTCTTTTGCGTACTCTTTACGGTAAAAATCACGCGCATCAATTAAATCTTGAAAAGACATTTTTGTAAGGCTACGCCCGTTAATGCTGTAACTGCTAACGTCTGCATCAGCCTTGCCCTGCAAAATGCTTTCAATCTTATCAATCATTATCTGAGCGTGGCTGCGAGGGTCTACATTAACATCTAAATCATACTCAATATCGAGCGTACCTGTGTCAACGATGATACGGTTGCCTGATGATGTTTCTGTGATTTCTAGCTGCCAGTGATAGTGGCCTTGGTCAAACCCTGCGCTAGTTGCGCTTGGTATAGAGAAAAGATAGTAGGTGGATGTTTCTGTAGCGTTTACTGTGAATTCGCTACTGTTGCCGTGAGCTAGCCTTGCTATGTAGGTTGCGCTATGCGTAGCAGTAGGATAATCCCCCACTAAATCTTCGCGCTTCCATTGTACAAAATCACCGATAGCGAACTTTTCTGGCTCGTTAGTCGGTGCGTTAGCTACATCAAATAAATTTGCCATTATCGCCAGCCGTTCACAAAACCGCCCGATGGACGTGGTTTAAAGATAGGACTATTCTGCACTTGCGGTTGCTTTGGCTTTTCTGGCTCTGCTGGTGCATTTGCAATCCTATCCGCAATATCATTTAGCCGCAGTGACAATATCGACAATGCGGCATAAGAGTAAACGCGGCAATCAAGTGCCTCATTTCGGGCGCGTGTTTTGACAAATTCCCTGCGCGGAAAGCCTTTATGATATTTCGTGACAATCTTTTCAGATGCTGCCAACTGTTTAAAATATTCATCATCGCGCCCTGTTGGGAAGTGACAATACCCTGCCCCCGCCATTGTAACCTTTAAACGGCTAAAAATCAATTCTTTGATATTGTCAACGCCAATAGTAAACAATTTGATTTTGCCGATGTTATTTCTTGTAGGTTTGCTGACAATAGGGCGTGTCTCGCCAGCCATACCCTTAATAGCAAATATGCGCTTGCCTTCGCGCGGCCTGACATAGTTATACACCGCTTGCGTATAGTGACCGCCACTATCAATACAAGCTGACCTGATGCCCAACTGCCTACCGTCCTCAGTCTCATAGATAGCCTGTAGGCGGTTATCTAAGTCATTCCATAGATGCGGTGTAGATGGATCGCCATAAAGAGTAATCCAATCAATAGACCAGCTTTCCTCATCCCTTCCCCAGCCCACTATCTCTATCGCTAGATAGCTATCCTGTACGTCAATGCCTGCGGTAATACATACGATGCCTGCATCTAGCTTTTCATCATATTCCTCTGCACGTTCCGATATTGCGTAATCATCCACGCGCTCGCCTTGATCTTCCCACGTTTCTGCTAAATATACGTTCGTCCATACGCGCAGGGTTTCAGGCAGTTTTTTTGCTGATAAAAAATCGCGCACTGCATCAGCTAGCGGTGTCCAGACGCTGTAAATACCCGATATGTGGAAACCAGCCACGCCTGCAAATTCATCGGTAGCCTGCCAAGTTCCTGCCCTGATAGCGCGGTGGCGTTTGGCATCATCCCAGACGCTACCGCACTCATCGCACATATAATGCGCGGTTTCTGGCTTGCCTTCATCCCAGCGCACATTCGACCAGACCAAACGCTGATGGTGGCCGCAATCCTCGCAAGGCACATAGAAATAACGCTTGTCGCTTTCCTCAAATGCGCTTTCAATTCTAGACGCGCCTTTATTGGTCGGAGTGCTAACCATCACGATTTTTCTGTTCCAGAAAGTGGCAGAGCGTTTACGCGCTAGCTGTATCGGATCACCCTCACTGCCAGCAGAAGGGGGATATCTATCAACCTCATCGCATAGCACTATGCGGATAGGGCGGCTAGCAAGGCCAGCAGGACTATTAGAGCCAACAATAGAAATATGACCGCCACTAAACACTTTGTGCATAGTCGTATTATTTGCATCGCGGCTGCGGGGGTCTTTTACTTTGCCTTTTAGCTGCGGTGTGTCGCGCAGCATCGGGGCAAGCCTGTCTTTACTAAACGCACCGCCCATTTCTGCTGTGGGCTGCACTAGCAACATAGGCGCAGGGTCATGCGCGATATGGTAGCCGATGCAGTTAAGTAGCATTTCGGTTTTGCCTACCTGTGCGCCTGCCATAACTACTACGTCTGATAATTCAGGCTCAGATATAGCATCCATAATGCCGCGCTGGTATTCTGCCCTAGCCGTATGCCATCTGCCGGCTTCGGCACTAGCCTCCGATGACAGCCGCCTTTCTAGGTCTGCCCACTCTGCTACGCTTAGACGAGGGGGCGGCTTTAACGTCACCATCGCCTGTTGCACTGCTGCTATTAGTGCCTGTTGTGCGTCCAGCGTGTTCATCGGGCTGGTAAGCTGATAATTCATCTAATGCTTCCCTAACTTGATTTTCAATTACGCTTTGGATTACTTTGATGTCTTTTTCTGTGGCGCATATCGGGGCGCACTTTGTCGGCAAGGCCAAAAGCTTTGCTTTCATAGCCGCTAGTACATCTACCCAAGCGGCTGTAACATCGTCTGCTGATACAAGTTTGCGTTTCGCTTGCAGTAATTCTAACTCCGCCATTTGCGCGTCAGCTTCCATTTTACGCGCTCTAGCCGCATTATAGTCGGCATCCTGAATAGGTGGTCTGCCTCTGGTTTTCTGTGCTGTTTGTGTCAATTTTCTGACCATCCTCGAATTAATGTCAAAATTCTGTCACTAGAAAAACTTTGCGGTCGCGCGTTACC